CGATATCGCTGACGGGGTGATGCGCGTCCTGGCGCCGAATGTTCATGTGCTGAAGCTCTGGCGTCCGGGCAACGGGCGCCCGGGTATCATCAGTCGCGAGGATGTGCTGGCGGCGGCGGACTATTCGGCTCTGCGCGACAGTCTGTTGGTCGGCGGTGCCGGAAGGGATCCGGCTGACATCCGCGTTGATGGTGGTGGTGGCGGATCGACCGAGCTGGCCCTTATCCATCGCATGAAGGCGGCGGAGCAGTTCAGGAATGCGCAGACCGCGCTCGCCACAGCATCGATCGTGCCTCAATGGGGGGCAGTGATTCGCCGTCTGGTCGACTGGGTCTGCCTCGATGGTGGGCGTCCGGTCGATGATTTCGGGGTTGAGGGTCTACCGATCATGAAGGGTGAGAAGTCCGAGAAAGCCTGCAAAACAATGCTGGTTGTCCAGGGGCTGGGCGCGTTGCGTCAACATTTCTCCCGAGGCTAGTTGACATCCTAGGTCCTTATGTGATGTCAATCTGCCCTAGATGAGGTCGCTGCGCCTCGACAGGCCCCGCCCGGACCCCCGGCGCGGGGCTTTTTCATAGCCATTTTCAGCAAAATCAGGCGCTTAGCGGGTCCTTCCTGGCCCTTTCCCGTATACGGGGCATCTCAGCGCTTGGGTTTTGCTGACACACAGCCCGTCAACATTGTTGACGAAATCACCCCAACCCGTTGACGCAATAGGAGGCTTGCCCGGCCAGCCGGTGGCCCGTTGTCCATGTCCGAAACCCCGCTGCTTGACCGAACACTGCCCGGTGGGGCGCCGGCCTACTTCAAATCGCTTGCAGCCTATGGGGAGGCGCGTGGCGTCACCCGGGCGGCGGCGTCGGCCTGGAACAAGCGCGACGGACATGTCGTGTTCGAGGAATGCCCGGTCACCGGGAAGCGGGTGATTGACGCCGCCGCCAGCGATGCCAGGCGGGGCGACAACCAGAACCCGCTGAAGGCGCAAGCCGCTGCCTCGGGCGGGGAGCCGGCCGGTGGTGCCGCTCTGGATCTACCGGATCCGGATGACGGCACCACCGAACGCCGTTCGCTGCCTCCGGTTGTCGACCCGATTCGCGAAAGCGCGGCGAAGGCCAAGGCGATCCAGGAGGATTTCAAGGCCAAGCAGGCCCAGCTGAAGTATCGCCGCGATTTGGGTGAGTTGGTCGAGCGTGCCGCGATCGAGAAAGCCTGGCGCGTTCTTGCCGGCCGTATGGTTGAGGCGATGATGATGGTGCCGGTGAAGGCGGCACCGCAGGCCAATCCAGGCGACCCGCGCAAGGCTCGCATGGCGATCGAGAGCGCGGTGAGGGACGGTTTGGAACGCTTCGCCGAGGAAGGCCTTTCTGAGCTCCTCGCCGAACGTGCGGACGCGGAACCTGAACTGGTCGATGGCTGACGGGTCGAGCGTGCCAGGGTCGGATGGACCTGGCGAGGAAATCGACGTCGACGCCGTTCTCGCCGCCAATACGCGCGACCTGGTCGCGATGATGTACGGCCTGATGCGGGCGCCGCCAAAGATCGAGGTCGCCAGCTGGCCCGAGCGGCATGTCGAGTTCCCGGAAGGCTCGCCGGCGCCGGGGCCCTACCGGCACGCGACCGCGCCCTACCTTGAGGAGATCCTGTTCGAGCTTTCGCCCGATCGGCCGGGTGATGAGGTTCCTGTCATCAAGTGCGCCCAGTCGGGTGGCACGGTCGTGGCCGATTTGTGGCTGTCCTGCCTGCTGTCGTCGATGCGGGCCGAGGCAATGGTCATTCACCCGACCGTCAACCAGTTCAAGGCATGGGCCGACCGCAAATACATGAAGATGGTGGAGGCCTCCGCCGTCCTGGACCCGGCCCGAGGTGGTTGTGTTCTGCCTCGCCACTCCCGCACGGAGGGTGGTTCGAAGGCCGACGAGATCAAGTTCTCGAACGGGTCGGCCATCTACGGCGCAGGCTCCAATTCAGCCGCCAGCTTGCGACAGCACACGGTGCGCTTTGGCGTCAAGGATGACCTGGACGGCTGGGCAATGACGGCCGACGAGGAGGGCGATCCCGACAAGTTGTCGGATCAGCGCTTCAAGACCTTCATGAAGTTCGGGCTGGCCAAGGTTCTGGCCGTCTCGACCCCGCTGATCGCGCGCGCCTCGCGGATCATGAAGAAGTACCTCGCCAGCTGGCAGGGGCGCTTCTACATGGCCTGCAAGGGCTGCGGCGCGAAAGTGGACTGGGACTTCGAAGACATCGAACACGAGGAGACGCGGCCCTACGGCGCGCACCTGGTGTGCCCCGAATGCGGCGTCGTCCATGGCGACAGCGACAAGCCGGACATGCTCGCCGGCGGCGTCTGGATTGCCTGCTGCAAGGTGGATGGCGAAACACCGCCCAAAGTGATCAAACCGGAGGATGTCCAGCGCTGGCGCGAGCGCGATCTTGGCCAGTATGCCGGCCGCCCGGGTTTCTGGATAACCGGCGTCATGAACGCCTTTGAGTCGCTCGATAACATCATCGAGAAGTATCTCGAAGCGAAGGGCGATCCGGAGGCCGAGAAGACCTTCTACAACACGGTGCTGGGCCGGGTGTACGAGATCCAGACCGAGACACCGGACTGGGAAGCGCTGGCCGCCCGCAAATCGCCGGACTTCGTGATGGGCCGGGGCGCCTGGGGGCCGCTGGTCTTCACGCTGACGGTCGATGTGCAGCGCGACGGCCTCTACTTCATGGTGAAGGGCTGGAACCGGAACGAGGAAAGCTGGGTCCTGGACTATGGCTTCCTCGCCGGCGAGACGGCCGAACCGACCGGAGCCGTCTGGGACAAACTGTCCGAGATCGCCGACAAGGGTGCGCCCCTGCCAGGCGGCGCCCGCATCGTGTTCGATCGCATTCTGGTCGACGCCAACTACAACACCGACGCCGTCAAGACGTGGGTGAAGGGGCGGCGCGACAGCCGCGTGCTGGCTATCAATGGCGAGGCCGGATGGTCGAAGCCGATCATCTATCGGGCGACCGAGACCGAGGTCACCAATGCCGGCAAGCGCAAGCGCTTCGCCGGGCTGAAGATCTGGCATATCGGCACCTATCCGGCGAAGAACGCGGTGGTCGCGAGGTTGCGGCGCTCGTTGCAAAAGCCGTCTGAAACGGAAGGCTACGCCACGGGCGTCTATCACTTCCCCGGCGATGCCGAGGACTGGCTTTTCCAACAGCTGACGGCCGAATACGTCAAGGAAGAGGAGGTCAAGCAGACAGGCCTGACCCGATCGATCTGGGCGGCGCGTGGTGAGAACCACCTGTTTGACTGCGACGTCTATGCGCTCGCCGCGCTGGAGCATCTCGGCGCGCGTGCCGGCAAGCGCGGGCGCTGGTCGGATGATCAATGGCTCGAGCGCGAAGCCGATGTGCGCCGCCTGATCGATGAAGCCAGCGGACAGGGCGACCTGTTCGACGCCCTGGCGAGACCATCTGCTCCAAAGGCAGCGCCAACGGAGCCGCCCGCCAAGTCCTCACAGCTGCCCAGTGCGCTGGCCGCGATGGCGGCGGCGAATCGGCCCGACTGACACACATCACACCGCCGAACGCCGTTCGGTGGCCACCCAGCTTCGCGGCCTCTCTCGATGCCATCCGCGAAGGGGCAGGGCGGTGAAACAGCGCCGCCCTGCCAACCCCTATCAACCAGGAGACGCTCATGGCGCGCACGCTCGAAGAGATCGATGCGGATCTGACCACCTATCGGTCACGCCTGGCGAAGGCGCTGGACCCGGACCGGTTCGAAACGATGAAGCATAACGGTCGGGAGGTGTCTCGCGGCCGCCTCGACGCCGCGACGGTCGGGATGATCAAGACCGAAATCCGCAAGCTGGAAATCGAGCGCGCCCGTCTTACGGGCACAGGCTTGCCACATCGCCCCTACACGCCTGGAGGTCTTGTCGGATGAAGCTTCGCCAGCGTGTTCGCGTCAAGGCCGGGTCTCGCCGTGTCGAGCCTGTATCCTCTGGCGTGCTGTCGTCCGAGAATTACCGCCCAGCCTATCGCGCGGCGGATCCGCTTGACCAGGCGCTGGGCGGTGTCCGCCGGTCGCGCGGGTCTGCCGATCGGGACTGGCTGCACAATCGGCTCGCAGCCGTCGCCGGCATTCGGGACAGCGTGCGCAATGATCCGATGGCGGCTTCGATGGTCCGCCGCCGCAAGGCGTTGGAGATCGGCTGGGGCTGGATCTTCAAGCCGCGACCGGATGCCGAGGCGCTGGGCTTTGATCTCGACAATGAGGACGACGAGGCGGCGTTCGACGCGCTGATCGATGCGATCAAGCGCGAGTGGCGGGGCTGGGGCGAAGACCCGCTATTCCGGTGCGACTGGGAAGGCGAGCTGGACTTCGACCTGATGCTGGGTCTGGCGGTCCGGCACCGCATTGTCGATGGCGAAGCGATTGGCCTGGTGTGTTTTCGCGAACCGGAAGACCGGATCGGAAATTTCAAATACGGCACCTGCCTGCACCTGATCGATCCAGATCGTCTCGCCAACCCGATGGGTCGACCCGACAGCGACACGATGCGGGGTGGCGTCGAGCTTGACGATGGCGGTCGCACTCACGGCTATCACATCACGCGGGGCCACCCAGCGGATGTCGGCGCATCGTTCAAGGGCATGCTGTCGGACTTTTATCCGGCTCGCGAGGAATGGGGGCGGCCGCGTGTCGTCCACCTGTTCGACAAGAAACGGGCCGGTCAGCATCGCGGCATTTCCGATCTGGTCGCCAGCCTCCGCCGGCTCAAAACGCTGGAAACCTACACGGATGCCGAGCTGCGCTCGAAGGTGATCAATGCCCTGGTCGTTGCCAGTTTCTCATCGGAGATGGGTGGCGATTATCTGGCCGAACTGTTTGGCGACAAGGGGCAGGCCGCCGAATTGATGGCCCTGCGTAACGAATACTATGAGTCCGCCGGTATTTCGGTCGGGGGGTCCAAGGTCATCCAGCCATTCCCCGGCGAGCGTCTGGAATGGAACACTGAAGGCCGCAAGGCCGATGGCTATGCCGACTTTGTGTTCTCGCTGGCGGCGCAGGTCGCGGCCGGCGGCGGCGGCACCATCGAAATGGTGACGGGCGATTTCACTCGCCACAATTATTCCTCGGGCCGGATGAGCCTGAATGAAGCCTGGCGTGATGTGGAAGTCGATCGGGCGCTGGTCGCCAAGAAGTTCGCCACGCCCATGCTGATGTGCGTGATCGAGGAGGCCTTCTATGCCGGCCGCTTGCCACTGCCAGCCAATGCCCCGGACTTCTGGGATGATCCGGGTGCCTATGTGCGCGGCGAATGGATCGGCCCGCCGCGCGGTCATGTGGATCCCGTCAAGGAACCGCAAGGCGGTGCCCTGCGTGCAGCCAATCTGTCGTCCTCGCTCGAACAGATCGCGATGGAAGACGGCAATGATCCGGATGACGTGATTGAAGACAACCGCCGCTTCCGCCGCCGCCTCGAGCGCCGGGGCGAGGTGCCGCCGTCTCTGCGAGAAATCCTTTCGGCTTCAGGGCCGACTGACGAACCCAACGCCAATGAGCGCGGTACCGGCGCTCACCCTGCCGCACGATAGGACAGCCAATGCCAAAACCAAGCCAGCGCCGCCGCCTGTCGATGAATGCGTCCCAAGGCGCAATCCTGCTGGCCATGCATGCCGGATATGAGCCTGATCTGGCTCGTCTGTCCAAGGTGGAGAGTTGGCGATATGACCCGGAGCAACGCCCCGGCCTGATGGACAGGGCTGGTGACTGGATGCGCGGTGTGGTGCGCGGTTCCAACGCGCCGGCAATGCCGGAATCGTCCATGCTCGATGGTCAGGTCGAATGGGAGCGCGCGGGCTATTTCGCCTGCGGCGATGTGGCCATCATCCCGGTCCAGGGTGTTCTCGCCCGCAATGGTTATTGGGACTACTGGGATGGTTGCTGGATCTCCGGCTATGCCGACATCGGTGATGCCATCCTGGAAGCCCGTGCCGATGACCGCGTTGCGGCTGTCATGCTGGTTGTCGATAGTCCCGGTGGCCTGTCCTACGGCACCGATGAGCTGTCCGACCTGATCCAGGCCAACCGGATGAGCGCTGGCGGCAAGCCTATCGTGGCATTCTGCCATATGGCGTACAGCGCCGCCCAGCAGATCGCCGCCAGTTGTGATGCTTGCTATGCGCCGCGCGGTGCCGGTCTTGGCTCGATCGGCGTTCGCATGGGCTGGTTTGATTGGTCCGGCATGATGGCCGAGGACAAGGTCAAGCGCGAAGAATTCATCTCGGGGATCTTCAAGGATATGGGCTCGCCCTTCCGCGAAGTCACTGATGATGAGCGCGCGATGTTCCAGGCACAGATTGATGCCCATGCCGGCTTCTTCTTCGATGCTGTCGCGGCGGGGCGCGGGATTGACCCGGCCATAGTGCGCAGTTGGCAGGCGCGCACCTTCACGGCCGGCGGCACTGGCGATCTCGACCCGGTCGAAGCCGGCCTGCTCGACGCTGTTCTGACAGAAGACGACGCTTTCGAGGCGGCCCGTGCCCTGGCCGGTCTCACACCTTCCAGCGAGGCGGCTGTCGGCCGCGTTGCCTCGCACACGGATCCAGCGGCCGCGACCACCAACCAGGAGACACAGATGTCCCTCGAAGCCGAGATCGCGGCCTTGCGTGCCAAGGCTGCCAAAGAAGACCCTGATGCGATTGCCCAGCTGGGCCGTCTCGGGGTCTCTGTGACCCCCCCGAAATCGGAAGGGGGCGACCCTGCTCCGGATGAACCGGAAGAAGAGGACGACGATGTCGATCCGGAAGCGGAAGAGGATCAGACGGATCCGGAAGCCGCGGAAACCGACGACGAGGCGGAAGCGGCGGACGACGAGGAAGAGCCCAAGTCGAAGGGCGCAGCCGGCCGCAAGATCGGTCGCCTCGCCAACCGCGACGGCAAGTCGCGCCTGGGTGCCACTCTCGCTGCTGATGTCGCCTCTGGCGAGACCAGCTACAGCGCCGCGCTGCGCACGCTGCGTGCCGCCGGTCCGGAAGCGTCGGCCTTCGACAAGGCCATGCGTGGCGGTCGTCCTGGTGCGCAACTGGCCAAGCCGGCACCGGCTCCCAAGAGCGGGGACACCAGCCGTGTCCTGGCCAAGATGAACAGCCGACTCGGCATCAAGGCCTGAGTTTTCGTCAATCGCTCCGGACCTGAAAGGAAAACCCCATGAGCGTTCTTGGATCCAATGTGTACGCCGAGCCGATGCGGCTTACGGACGTACTGAAATACGAGCTGTCGCCCTTGTTCTGTCGTGGCCAGGAGGTGCTGCTCGCCGGTGATGGCGCAGTGCGCACCGTTGCGCTCGGTGCTGTCCTCGGCATGGCCCTGTTCGGCACGCCGACGTCGGATGCGACCGGTAACACGGGCAACGGGGCCATGTCGGGGCTTGCCCTCAAGGCGAATGCCCAGCTCGGCGACTATTCGATCGAGTGTATCTCTGCCACGACCGACGCTGCAGTGTTTGCAGTCTTCGACCCGAACGGTAAGCGTATGTCTGATGCCGCCACCGATGTGGCGTATGACAATGGCGAGATCGCATTCACCATCGCCGATGGCGCGACTGACTTCATCGTCGGCGACATTTTTACCGTCACGGTCCCCGTTGGCACACGGAAGGTCACAGCGATCGATTTCTCCGCTGTCGATGGGTCGCAACGCGCTTGCGGCATCGTCACTTTGTCGGCGACTGCGCCGGATGGCGTCGACGCCCGGGTGTCCGTTCTCAAACGCGGTCCAGCTGTCATCAATTCGGTCGATCTCACCTGGCCTTCTGGCGCTACCAGCGACCAGAAAGCCCAGGCATTGGCCGAGCTCGCAGCCCTGGACATCGAGGCCCAAGCCGCCGTCTGACGGACGACGGCATCCGGGTTCTGATGCCCGGCTTCGGCGTGGTGCCGGGGCCGGGTTTTTGATGCGCGGCCGGCGCGGTCGCCCGTCTCCACTCACTCCTGAAAGGATAATTCGATGGAGTTCGATTTTCTCTACGACTCGACCGCGCTGACCGGTCTTATCAATCGCGTGCCCAACCGCTTCGGTCTGGTAGGCTCGCTTGGCATCTTCGCGTCGGAAGGCATTGGCTCGACCAAGGTCGAGCTGCGTGAGGAAGAAGGTTCGCTGACTGTTCTCAATCACCGCCCGCGTGGGTCTGGTGCGCAGGTCAATGAGCGCAAGCGTGGCAAGACCCGTGTCATCCAGGCCGGCCATTTTGAGCTGGAAGACCTGATCACGCCGCAGGATGTCCAGGACCGCCTGGCCGTGATCGGTCGTGAAAAGACTCCGGAGGCGGTCGAGGATCTGGTCGCCAAGCTCCTGATCGCGATGGCGAACAAACACTACATCACACTGGAGTGGAACCGCGTCGGTGCGCTGTCGGGCATCGTGTTGGATGGTGATGGCACGACGGAACTGGTGAATCTGTTCGACGAGTTCGGGATCACCGAAAAGGAGGTCAACTTCGCGCTCGACACCTCCACCACCAAGGTGTTGGAGAAGTGTGAAGAGGTGACTGACCATATTGGTCAGAACCTCAAGGGCGAAACCATGACCACGGTGGAGGGCATTTGCGGCACCACCTATTTCAACAAGTTCGTCCAGCACGCCAATGTCGAGAAATACTATCAGAACTGGCAGGCGGCTGCCGCGCTGGCCAATCCGGATCGCAACAAGCAGGGCGGCAACTGGGGTCGCACTTTTGAATTCGGCGGTCTTCGCCTGATTGAATACAAAGGCACTGCCCCGCTTTCGACCGGCTCCAGCACTCCATTTGTTGGTGCCAGTCAGTGTCGTTTCTACCCGGTTGGGACCACCGAAACCTTCGCAACCTATTTTGCTCCGCCGGACACGCTGGATGCAGCCAACGCGCTCGCCGAACTGCACAGCGATCCGGACTTCGGTGGCGAGGCCCAGATGTTCGCATCGCCTGATATTCTCAAGCACGGCAAGGGCGTCGAGATTTATACCGAGTCCAATCCGATCTCGATCTGTCGCCGTCCGGAGCTGCTGGTCAAAGGCATCGCTGCCTAGCCGGCGCCTCCTCCCAAACTGCAGGGGCCGGGCGGTTGCCCGGCCCTTTTCTCAAGCGCTGGACGCATCCGTCCAGGGTTTCAGTCAAGGGCCTTGAGGCCTTGCACGTTTAACCCAGGAGAGAGACATGGCGAGTTCCAACACGAAATCTTCCGGCTCGGCCGCCAAGGCCCCGCGCAAGCGCAAGGTGCAGGCGGCGGAAGCCTCTGCTGCTGCGGCCAGTGATCCGACGCGGGCCGTAGATGAGGATGCTGCAGCCTCAACGCCGCCTGCGTCGACAGGCGATGGGCCGGCCACCGAACTGGGCCTGGCTCCGGCGGAAGATGCCGATCCCGGTGATGCAGAGCCGTCGCAGGCCAAGGCCGATCCGGAGGTGGAGCCAGCGCCAGAGGCCGATCTTGCGCCGGGCGCAGTCGCATCCGGCGTGGGCGTCTATCGGGTTCTGAAAGCGCATGACAAGCTGCCGAGCATTGGTACCGAGATCCGGATGGCCAATGCGCGCGCTGCCGGCGGCGTCGCAGAAGGCTTCCTGGAGCGCATCTGATGTCCCTGTCCGACTTCGATGCCGCGTTTCGCGAACAGGCCCTGCCAGCGCTATATGAGCAGTTCGGCGAAACGGTGAGCTATACGCCGCCGGTCGGCGAGGCGGTGTCGGGCGTGGTGATCATCGCTGATGAGGGTGATCGCGAGCATGATGCCGGCGATGGTTTCGGGCAAATGCGCTCGGCCACCCGTATCTGGCGCGTGCAACAGGCCGATCCGAAACTGGTCGCG